CATTATTAGATTCTTTCAAATACAATTGTCGCATTCTTTCTTTTAAGAAGTGCTTCAAATCCATACTCTTATCCGCCTGTGATTTGGAAATTCTCAAACATATTTTCAAATATTCCTGCAATGTTTCGTGCATTGCCGTTCCAAATACGGAATGTATATTGGATGTGGATTCCGATAATCCATCTATGTAAGATAATTTGTATTGTTGTGGACATGTGCTCCACATACTGTATTGTGAAAATGATACTCTTGCCATATATCTAATATAACTAAATTTTTTGAATTTATCAAATTTTTAATTTCAATTTAGTTATTTGTTTTTTATCAGTTCCGTATTTTTCACAAATATATTTTATGTGTTCTCTTCCTTCTCTACTAGCGTATAAAACTTCAATATAATCCATTGCTTCTTTTTGTGAACATTGAAATTCAATCTTAATCAAATCTACCAAAAACTCTTCGTATTTATCTGCGGATTTGCCCTTTATATATTTTAAAAAGTATTTTCCTTTAGGAATAACACTAATATATAATTTGTACATTTCCTTTGGTTCTAAAGTTTGTGTCAATGGAAGTAAAGTTGCAATAAGTTCTACCCATTCAGGTTTCATAGATAAGAATCTATTAATCATAAAATTACTCCATGATTTTAAATCCTCATCTGATAATCCATCGAAGTAAGATGGGTTTTGTTCTGCCGTTATTGCAGTAATATGGTCAAATATTTTTTTTGCAGCCACTATTCTGTTATTTTACTTTCTTTCAATTCATCTGGTAACATTTCATTCAATGCTTTACCACATTGTGTACATAAAAAAACTTGAATTGGAATTACACTATCTACAGGTCCTCCGGTTAATATTCGGGATACTTTTCTGAATCTCATACCATCCATAAATGTGTTATTCCCGCATTCGCAAGTCATTTCTCTTGCATCCGTTAATTTAAAATTTGGTGGTAATTGTGATCCACCCATCATATCTTGCTCTATCATTTAATAATATTTAAAATTTGAATAATTGTACTCATAAAAACTATCTCCTTATCTACTACCAATGCATCTTTGGATAACCCATCTGCGATTGTTAAGATTACATTTGCAGTATTTCCTGCGGCGTATTCATCCACTTTATCGTATAGCATTGAATACATTTCCGAATAATCATTTAGATGATTATCTGCAACTGCTTGTCTTATTTTAAGGAATAGGTTTCTTTTATCATCGTTTGATTTTAACAAATCAATCAATTTAGTTTGAAAGTTTGATTCTACCATTACCTTATGGTCTACTTTCAATTCACCTTTAGCGGATTGTAGTTGACAGGTATTTAATATTCTACGAATATCAGGGTAATATGAGTTGATGATATCAGCCACGTTCTTAATATCGTATTTAATCTTTTCCGTATCTAATATCTTCGATACTTGCACCGCCACATCTTTTTTAGTTGGAGGTGTGATTGCGAAGGATTGGCATCTACTTTGGATAGGGTCAATAATCTTCTCAATGTAGTTACACGTCAAAATGAATCTACAATGTTTACTGAATGTTTCCATTAAGTTACGAAGAATTGCTTGTGCGTTTGGGGTCATATAATCAAACTCATCTAATATGATTACTTTAAATCCTGCGAAACCCACCGATGATGCAAAGTTTTTTACCTTTGTTCTTACCGTATCCACATTGTTTTCATCCGATGCGTTGATAATCATACTATCACACTTAATAGTATTTACAATAAGTTTTGCAAGGGTAGTTTTACCCGTACCAGCTTTACCATAAAACAATAGATGTGGGATATCATTGGTATCCAAATACTGTTGGATTGTTTCTTTTACTTGCTCATTACCAACATAATCGGCAAGAGTTTGTGGGCGGTATTTCTCCACCCACAACGTATGTTCTCTTTTACTTATATCATTTGCGAAAAAACTCATATTATATTCCAGTTGAACCGAATCCGCCATTGCCTCTTTCGGTGTTAGTTAATTCTTCTGCTTCTACAAATTCGATTTGAGGATATGGTAGGATTACAATTTGTGCACCCCTATCACCAACTTCGTACATATGTGTACCTGTTTTTTTAAAGGTTGCCTGAAGTTCACCCCTATACCCACTATCAATTACACCCACCGAATTAGTTAAAAGCAAATCATATTTCCTTATGGATGACCTTGGAAAAATCAATCCTACAAAACCTTCTGGAATTTCAAGTGATATACCAAATCCATATGAAATATCTTCTTTGTTTTGATTAATAATTGATGTAATTACCAAATCCATACCGGCATCTCCGGCTTTTGCATAATTAGGAATTACTGCTTTCGGATGTAGTTTCTTGATTTTTATCGGCATTGACATTGTTTGATTCATTTTTTCTTTCTATTTTAGTTTCTTCTGAAATTTCCCTTGGAAAAATTCTAAATACCATTCCGTTTTGTTGAAATGTTAATGATTCGCCTGCAATTGGTTGTATTTGCAATACCAATGGAGACGGTTCTACATTTTCTGGTTGCCATCCAAAAACTATAGGTTCGTTGTTGAAAAATTGAAAACACCATTCAGAATCCTTTAATAATTCTTGTTTTGGCAATTCTACACTTCCGTTTGCTTGTGTTTCCTGTTGTGGAAACAATTCTAATTGTTCTGTCATTTTATTAATTTGAAATTTCTACTAAATAATATTTACATACAAAATCATCAATTTGGAATTCAACATTTGATAATCCATCAGTTGAAACTTTTAATTTTGCATTAGTTGCTTCTTTGTTTGCTGTCAAAATCTCTTTCAAATACTTTGATGAGAAGGAAATTGGTTTCACATCACCATCGAATCCTTTAATTGCAGTAAACGTAACTCTGTTTGTAGAGATAGAAGAATAACCAATTGCCATCTTCAAATCCCCACCTTCGGTAAAAATTGTGAATGTATCTACATCACTCAATGCACCTTTTGCTTTAATAAAGCGGTCTACCATTTGAGATGTCATATCAATTGTAATTCCGAAATCAGGCAACGCCTTCAAATCTGGAACCGGAGGGATAACACCCAAATCAGCCAACTGATACGATGTTTCCGTATCATCGGAACTTAATTTTAAGCTAACGGATTTATCTCCTGCTTTATCAACTTTCAATGCGATATCACTATCTAGTACACCAATCATATTTTTCAATAATGATGTTGTATAGATACCAACATTAAACGGTGTTGATGTAAATGCATTGAATTCGACTTCTCCCAATAGGGTTTTATCATCTGAAATAAATCTAACAGATAATTTTGTTCCTTCTGCATTCCATGCAACTGATTCGATTAATCCACCAAGTGAATACTTCTGAATAAATTTCAATAAATTGTTTTTGTTCATTTTGTTTTAAATTTTATGTTTGTTAAATATAAGAAATTTTTATTAAAAAGCAAAAAACTTTTTTGCTGTTTTTGTTTCATGTGATACTTTTTCCCAACCCAATGCGTTATAAAAGTCATCTAATTTATTCTCCAATTCTGCTTCGAAAATTTTATCTCTATCAATATAGGTTTCAACGAAATCCATAACTTCTTTTGGGTCATTATAATCTTTGAATGCTAATGTATCCAATCCTAGTGGGTTTGTTTTAAGATATACCCACTTAACTTTATCACCATCTCTAATTGGTTCGTGTTTATATGGACAGTTGAAGAACTTTAATAATCTATTGTATGCAATTCCGGCTTTAACGTGTGCAGGTGTTCCTTTCTCAAAATTTGCAATTGATGAACCCGTTTTCCAACTACCATCATCATACTTACTCAATTCTTTGATTGCTCCACCCTTTGCAATTAGATTTACAGGAAGTGTTGGTAAACTTTTCTTAAAGGTTAATAGAGTATCATCAATATATTCATTATCCTTACCCATTAGAATATCTTTCAACATTGTAGACATGAACTTCTGAAATGATTTCGGAAATGATGACCTAACCACATCTAATCCTTTAACGTCCAACTTATCACATGGAATACCATTTTTCAAAATCATCCATTGTGCGTATCGTTTCTTTGCTACCCAAAACCCAGCTTTACTGATATACTCTTTTTTAATCTCAAAACGATGTTTCTCTTTTGGAATAAAGAAGAACCTCTCTGCCAATAAATCGTAGAATGAATTTAAGAATGATTGAGTTTCCTCTGCAATAGTGTTTACTTCTTGTGCCATTCTGGTTTCATCAAACTCTTTATAGTTGGGATATCTATGTTTTACCAATGGTTCTGCCATCATATAAATGGAATCCGTATCAATATAAACATTGTAATCATCCTTTGTTCCCAATTCTTTCCAATACTTTCTATTTGCCATTTCGGCGGTTTTCTTAATTACTACCTGTCCTGTTAGGGTTACTGCTTCTGCATTATCCACATCATAGAAACGGAACGCCGGCAAACCTA